AAGAGTATCAAAGATTTGGTACTCATCATAATAGTCTTTCAACTCTCGGATATAATCCTCAGCTTCTTGTTGAGTATCAAAACTGCTTACCATATCATCCATACCACCCTGCGGATAGTAATTATGAAAAGCGAAAAGTATATACTGTTTCATTTCTCGTTGGTGTTAAGGTTTGCGCCTACTTTTATATGTGTGCGCCTATAATTGTAAGGTTATAGCCTTACCAAAATCAAATCTCGTCAGGTTTTACCCTTATTTTGTACATCATATTGTACAATTCTACCCTTATTTTGTATAGTGGAGGTTATAAAGGGAGGGAACGAATTAACCATTCCGTTTAGTTTTAAGTTAGTAAAAACCCCTCCCTCTATAAGTTTTTAGTTTTTACCTTTAGACGTTTCTGCAACTGCAATATGCAGATCTAATTTTTTAGAAAGTGTAGGCATACTTTTAGTAGTAGACAGCAAATTTTTAAGATCGTAAAGTTGCTCTGTAGTTAAGTCTATAAAATGAGTCATTGGTCGTTTCTCATTTTGTAAAGTAAGTAAGCTATAAAAGCTGAACTAAGTATTGTTACTATAAAGGCTTCTAACATTTTTAATACGTTTTATCTTACGCTTTTTAGGCTTACGAGGCTGTCGAGGCGTAACGGTTTTATAATAAGTTTTATTCAATGACTTTGTAGTTGCTAAGATATTAGCAATTAGTTTATTATCATCCATACCAGTAAGATTTAGGTTACTATATCTCGTCTGAGTAATCGTTTAAATATTCGTTTGTATCTAAAAAATGTCTAATTGCTTGAGATTCCATACTGTTTAAGGTATAAGGATCTAAGCATTCAACAACTTCTTTAATATCTACGCCCTCTAAATAAACTGCATCAATATCTACACTTAAATCGTTTGGATTTAAATCGTTAGGAAAAGCACGATAGTATACATTTAAAGATATAGTATCGCAAAGCTCATATGTGTATTGATGTGACATACTCAAATGTAATAAAAAGAAAGAAGGGAGCAAAATGCTCCCTCTTCTTTACCACACTATAGGATTTTGGTTATTTAGCTCCAAAAACTCGTTACATTTAGTAAAAGGTTTACTTCCTAAGAACCCCTTGTGGGCTGAAAAGGGGGAAGGGTGTGCTGCTTTTAAAACTAAATGTTTATTGTGGTCAATCATCTCTTCAAACTTTTGAGCATGTTTACCCCATAGTATAAATACCATAGGTTTGTGAGTATTACTAGGTCTATTTAATAGATGCTTAATAGTAGATTTAGTAAACTGCTGCCATCCTATTTTAGAATGTGATGCAGGATGTCCTTTTTCTACTGTAAGCACCGTATTTATTAAAAATACACCTTGCTTTGCCCAGTGCTCTAAATTTGTTTTTGCATGCAAATAGAAACCATCTCCATAATCATCTTCTACTTCTTTTAAAATGTTCTTAAGAGAAGGAGGTACTTTTATTTGCCCTTCTTTAATAGAAAAAGCTAAACCGTGAGCACTCCCATCGTGATATGGATCTTGACCTATAATAACTACTTTAACATTACTGTAAGGTGTTAATTTATAGGCATTAAAAATCTGATCGTTCTCAGGATAAACTATAGTACGCTTTCTAAGGTTTGCAACCTTACCACCAAGTTCTTGCATATAAGCACTCTTAAACTCGGAATACAATACTGTATACCATTCGTATCCTAAAAGATTTATTCTCTTTTGATCCATCAAGTTCTTACACTTAATAGACCAGTCCTCACATCTTAAAAAGACTTTTTCCATGTAACCTCTATTCTGCTTCTTATGTGACAGGTAGAAAGAGTTACGTTCAATGTCTTTTGTAGTAGCAGTATAGAGTGCAAAATCTGTTTCATAGACTACGGCATCTATATAAGGAACAAAGAACTTAAGGATACTCCAACTAACTGTATTACGATGTCGGTCTTCCTCTTTCTCTTTCTTATATAGTATCACTTCATTGTCTTGACTTCTAATAGTTCCTACTAAACGAGATCTATCGCTGTTAGGTTCCATCATAAAGACGTCTATGTAATTTTCTACTCTTGTGCCGAACACTCTAGCTCCGTAGGGATCAGACACTACTGATTGCAGACTTTCTGCAAGGTCTTCTATTCTAGTCTTTATTGTTTCCATAAACTATCTGCTATTCATAATACTTTTTTCTAATATGGGCTTCAAATTCTTCTTGAGTACCTTTCCAATAAGGTCTAGAGTACCATGTATTTTCTATTCTACATGATACTCCTTTGCCTTTTTTAAGAATCTCGGCTTGTGTTTCCTTAACCTGGTCTACAAGTGTTTGAGCTTTTTCTATAGCTCCATTATAATCTGCTCTGCTAATCATTAGATAGTGATAAAATGAATTCAAGGTTTTGTAAGTCTTCCATATCATCTACCCAGTTACCGCTGGTAGTATGAAAGTCAATACGGGTTAATAGGCTATCGATCTCTTCGTAACCTTTAGTAATGTAATTGTCCTGGGGATCAATTTTAAATGCTCTGCATAAATGAGGCTCTGTAGTCATTACAGCTACGATATAACAAGCTTTGCATGTATACTCTTCGCCGAGTAATGATTTAAGAGCTCTAATGTAGAATGACAACTGTCTATATGTTTTATAGAACTCGAAAGCAGAAGCATACTTAGAAATATGCTTAGAAGTAGTTTTTAAGTCAACTAAAGTAAAAGTCTTATCTTTTACATCTACTCCAAACCTATCTATCTTACTGCGACATTTGTATTTACGATCTGTACCAGGTACAGTCATGTCAAAATAGATTTCTTTCTCGTTTACCCAATGGTAATCTTCATTACTTTTAGATTCTAGCAGCTCTCTAGCGACTCTATTACGATTTAAAGACGTAGTACATTGGTATAATGTATTTAGAGTGCTGTGGTCAACAATTTGTTTACCGCTGCTCTCTAGCATAGCATCATAATACTCTCTACCGTTGTCTTTGATCTTACTTATAATAGTTTCCTCTTTCCACTTGCCGCCATACTGAGCATTACGTGCTGCTTCTAGTATCTGTTCGTCAAGTAAATCTATAGGTTCTCCATTACCAGTAGTTAATACTGTATCAATAATAGCTTTAACTGTGCCTGAAGGCATGTCAATAGATAAAGCATTAAAGTTTTCAGGCTCTAGCTTGTACTCGTGGATCAAAGATCCTAATTCTAACGCCTTGCTTTGTAAATTTTCAAGCTGACCGTTAATGTACTTATAGTACTTCTGTGCTGAACCCTCCTGCTCGGGGTTAATTAAAGACATAGCACTATTGCTAATGTCTTTGCTTTTATAATATTCTGTCAAAACTTTAATAATTTTCTTCTCCGCTCATACTTACGTATAAGTTTCGCATTACAAATAATCTTACGCTGCCATCCTTCTTCTGAATCGCAGCAACTTGCTTCTAAAGTGCTATTTACTATTTGCCATCTAAGCTCTGTAATAGTAGTTTCTACATAATTAAGATGTCTCTTCTTTTTCAGCTGTGCTTTTACTAAACTTAATACTTTCATGCTCTGGTATCTCTTTTTTAATTATTTGATCTTTCCAGTCGTCCCAGTAGATAAAAATTTGATTGCCCATGTGTATGTAGTTTAATGCAATATACTATACAGTATAACTCATATCCAAGGTAAGTTCTAAATCATATCCATCTACAAGGTTTACGTTTCTTTTTTTCAGTAATGACTGTACCTGTATTTTTGCTCTATTGGCTGCAGTCTTTTCATTTTCAGACAAAAAGGTTCCAACTGTAATACATCCTTTAAAGTCACCTATGTATTCTTGGTGTTTATAGGCGTAGTTAAACACCCATACTCTTTTGGTATTTGGCATTACCAGTTCATTAAATAGCTAATAAGTGTAAGCTTCACACGCGTTTTTACTCTACTCCAAAAGGGTAAATTTTTAAACTCATTTGTTTCGTATAGCTCTTCGGGATCCATATTTAAATTTTAAAAGTATAGGGAGAGAGACTTGCTCTCTCCCATTACTGATTAATTAACTTACTAATACAAGACGATCTTGTATCAATGCTTTACGTTCTTGTAACGTTTCAACAGTAAACCCTGTGTCTTTGATGTTATCAAGACCTTCATACTCTTCTAGAAGCGCATTTAAAGAGCTTTCTTCTATTGCTGAGTAATCATCTTCAAAGTATCTAGTATCTACTTCTCTGATGCTGTTGTCATCATTTAACTTACACACTGCATAAGGTAAATACTCACAAGTACGCATCTTCTCAAAGTCATAGTCGTAAGGTACTGCTACAACATTCATAGGAGAAACTAGACAAGCTAGAATGTAATTAGAATCACTACGTCCTCCAAAACCAGATACATAGCCAGGAGCACCTACATGTAAACCTGACGAACAAGTATTACTTGGATCATTATCACAAGCTTCACGAGGCATTGATACTGCATCACCTAATACAATAGTAGACTTGCGTGTATGCCAGTCTGTAAATGTCGGAGTATCATAATTCATACCTGCAATAATAGAAGTATATAAATCTGATAAAGATCCTTCATAGGTTACATCTGGTTCCTGAGTCTCTGTTTTGTAATAACAATCCATAGTTTCTTTAAACTCCCAGTCTTCTGGAATACTGTCTTCAACTAGAGCTCTAGTTAGTTCTACATTACCAACCTCAACAGTATACTCGGTAGACAAGCTATCGATAAAGTCCTCAGTGGTTTTGTACTCAGCATCCTGATGGATTTCTACAAAGACTGTCTCCTCATCTACAGTAAACACCTGAATATTAGAAGCGTCTTGACCAGAAGCTTTCTTATAAATGTACTCACTAGCAACAGCAAGAGCAAGATCTTTATTAGACTCGCCCTTCCATGCTACAGACTTGTAGGCAATAAAATAACCTTTGTCTGTTATAGGAAATGAAAAGCGTTCTGCAAATTGGAACAAACTTTGACGTACATGCTTATCTGGATTTAGCATTAGCAGCTTCCAGAAGTTAATCAGTGGGTCAGTAGATAGACCAAGATCCACATACTCTCTAATCTTGCTAAGCATTCCTGAAGGAAGAGCTTCAGAGTAATTACCAAGATAGAAATTACCGTCATTATCACGCGTAAGACCTGCAACGTCTTTCATACGATAATCAGGATCTGTCATTGCTGTAAGCTCTTTATAAGCTTCTGCATTATCTGCTAATGCTTGGCTGCGCAACTGCGCAACCTTAGCAAATAGCTTTTTAGACTCCTCTTCGTCGGTACAAACGAATTGTTTAGTAGCACCGTTGATGTTTAGCGTAACATTTAGTCCGCTACGTAAGGCAAAAATTCTAGACATACGATTTGATTTTAGTATTAAAATTAATTAGGTTAATGTAATGTTTTATTGCTTTTACTTCTTCTGAGTTTGAATCAACATTACCCCTGACAAATTCATGTAAAGGATGCGCACTTTTCCAAGATATTAGATGTTCATTGAAATCTAAAACACTGGTTTGACCCCTGTAAGGCAGTGTAATATACTGACTTTCAGGATCATATCCAAATTTAAATGTTTTCTCAAACTCTTTTAGTACAATATCGGGTATTCTTCTTAAACGCTTAGCTACAAGCTCAAAAGTAGAATCAGTACTAAGCATTGGAGGAATATCCATAATCATGTGGTAGTTATATATACGAGAAATTTTACCATAAAACCTGGATACAAACTGGTCTACATCTATAGCATTATAGTGTCCTTTAAAGTATTTTTTACGCTGATCTGAGATCATAATAAAATTAATTTCTTTTAGTCTTTTACAATACCATGAATCATCATTGATTCGACCTCGTTTTGCACCATAATACATTAGATTAAATGCATCACAAAGCTTCTCACGCTGCTTGCTATTACCATATACAACTGTTCCTTTAAACTGCAGTATTTTAGAAACCTTGTTCTGTTCTTGACTGAACAAGGTATCTTCATCTGAATTTAAATAAATAGACTTGTACGGTATTACTTCTACACTACGTATAACTCTACCACGCTTACGAGATAGCTTATACGAATCTATCCAGTCTTGTGGAACAACTAACCCGTCATAGCTATCAGTATGCTTTACTACTTCACCAATCATGTGTTTAAAATACACTTGTGCAGCTTCATAGTTAGGATTAGTAGGTATTTTACTGTAGAACTTAGCAATACGTTCGTTATAATCAGCATCAAGTTTAACTGCTACAAATTTTCCATACGTTTCCTGTATGTATGCGTCTTTCATAGCATTCATACGATCTCGTACACGAAAAATCTTAGCACCTTTTAGATGTCTAGAAGCACTGTTGTATCTATCCTCTTTATTAAACAGTAATCTACATAAAGACTCCCCCTTTAAAATTCTTGGAGAAGCTTTATCTGTAAAACCTAAAGACTTGTGTACATTAATAAAGAACATAGGCTCGTTTGGAATATCTCCTAAATCTTCTAAAGGCTCATACACAGATTCTACCCGCTCAAAGAAATAACCAGAATTTAGAATACACTCATCGTTTACACGAAGTCTACTACTGTTCTCACGACTAATATTATAATACGTTTGCAAATCTGCAGTTCTATTATTCTTTTCCGATAAAACTTTAGCTTCTTCTCTAAAAGCTGCAACTTTTGCTTTAATAGCTGCACGAGTCTTAGTGTTATACTCAACAGACTCACGGTTCATAGTTACGCTAATCTCGCCTACATCAAAGTATAAAGCAAAGTTACCAGACTGCTCATGATAATAAATATCTTCAAAGCCTGCGGCTTTCCAGTCTAATGGATAGCCAACTTTACCAATACACAATTGAATTCTGTCGTTAGCAGTACCATTTGTAGTATGAATCCAGTGCTTACCTCTAAAGATCTTGTAGTCATTGTTAATGTCTTCACCTGGTATTTTGTAGGTGATGTTATCAAAATAACGTAACTGGTCTTTAACAGCTGTAAGAAAATATCGGTAGTCTACAGTGTTTGCAATAGGAATAATTACTTGCGTACCGTTAATTTTATCAGTAGTAGTTGTAGCAACTAAACTAATAACTGGTACCTGCTCGCCTTTATGAATAATATAATCGTACTCTGTGCCATTAACACGAGTAACTACATTAAAACTATCTGCATAGGCAAGAGGAGACTTTGCGCCAATACCAAAACCACCGATCTGGTCGTTTGTATTGCGTTTTGTTGATGCAAAGTATTTAGAGTAAATATTCTTAATACGATCAGGAGACAAACCCGGACCCAAATCTTCAAAGATGATTTTACCTTCATCAAAATTAGGCTCTACCATTCTTACTTGTACATCAAGCTTCTGGTTTACTTCTTCGTGTGCGTCAAAACAATTAGAAGTAATTTCTCGCACAATACTACCAAACTTATCGGAGTATAATGCATCTGAGAATCCTTTAAATAACACTCCCAGCGACTCTGTGTCAATGCTAAATTCTGTGTCAACTGCTTCCCCTATTGTTTCTACTTCGTTTTGAGAAAATTGATTTAATTTCATAATTTATAACTTAATAATGGCTCTACGCTCGGTATCTCTAAATCTAAATGGGTTGAACACCATGTTATTATAGTTTCGATATACTTTGCAAATTCATCGGTAGACAAAGACGTAGTAGAAGGTGAGTAAACACCAAGTACTTCGCCTGTTTCAGGATTTAAGACGTCTCTACGATTAAAGTTTTCCTTTAAGTAAAGATGTACGTCTTCACGAGTAAGAGTAGCAGGTAGCTCTCCTTCTCGTAGATCTTCTCGGACATAACCTAACTCTTCAAGACGCTCACGTATAAGGTATACAACAACACCCCAGTAATATCTATTCTGGGGGTTGCTACGCTTATTAAGCTTCTTGATTGTTATTTCTACATCCTTGCCCTCATATTTTGAGAGCTCTTCGTTAAAATAGACCGAGTCAACAGGTATTACTTTACCATTCTGAACGGTTGCTGTGAAGTTCATTATACTGTGGATTGTTTTTGATCACATCACGATCATCCTCGTATATTTTGAACACAAGCTTCCTATCTTTTTCGTCATCAACTGGATAAAACTCTGGAGCAGCTGCTGCTGTAACATACATAACATTGTCCTCAGCTAAAATGCCTTGGTCAACAAGTACGTCTTGCATACACTTATTATAAATCCATAGATTATCTAGATCCCAGTTACCTACTCCTATCACGTCATGCATCTCCAATCGGATCTGCACAGGATAAGAAGTAACAGGGTCAATGCCTTGTACAAACGTTTTAAGAAAAGATTTAAGTTCATTCACAACCTTACTGCGGATGTGAGGTGAATCTGTTCCTTTATAAAAATCCTGACCGTTTACTTTTTTAAGTCGGGGTGTACCGACAACACGGGGATTAGCTATAACAGGATTACCTAATTTGTCTACTAGGATGCCTTTTTTATTAAAAGGCAATCCTTTGTATTTCTTAGGGATCTTACTCTTTTTTGTATAGTACTTAGCTCGACGCTTTTTAGATAGTACGATGTGCTTAATATACTCAGGTACTGTAATGCTGATTAATAATTTCATACTAAAGCTTTTGCTGCAAATATCGCACAAAACGACTCATTTTGAAGCGCTTAGCAATTCTTACTGCACGATACTTATCTTTTTTAAAGATTTTATGTATTTTCTTCTGAATCGATTGCACTGTTGCAAGTTTTAAATCTTTCATTTAGATGCTTTTTTAAAGGATTCGACTAACATAGTTGCATATTGTTTGCCATGGTTTTGTACAAAGTCAGACCAGTCTTTAGCACCGTAATCTACAGTGTTAAACCTACCATTAGTTAAAAACAAAGGCTCAATATTGTACAATCTACTAATTTCTGCTGCCATTTTAATGCCGGCATAGTCAAAATCGTAAAATGTGTACACTTTATTAAACCTATTTTTTAGTACTTCGATAGAATCTTCTGTGGGATACACTGATTCGCTTTGAGGCGCAACAGCTGGTATTCCAAACTCGTACAAACACATAACATCTTTCATACTCTTAGTGAGTATAACAAAGTTTTCAGTGTCTTTAAGCTGTGCTTTACCTTGCATAACATTGGTATTACACATAAAACGCATCTTACTTCTGCGAGGAAAGTATATTTTATAAATACCTTCATCAAACCTGTAAGCATACGCAGGGTCGTCTTTCGTATAACGATACACTACATTGCCGTTTAACCATACTACTTCGCATGGAAAAACATTAAAATGTAATAGTGTTGCCTTAGAAATACCAAACCCTGACCAATAATCTCTATCATCGCTGTTAAACGCTCTGACTTTAATATTGATTTCTGTATTACGCTGTTGTGATTCTTTAACACTCTGGTAGTTGTAATTTACTTTTGATATTTTAGAATCACTACTGCGTAGCTTAAAGTCTTTAGCAATGATTTCCAATGCTTGATTAAAGTTGCATCCATAGATGTACTCAACCACATTAAAAGCATTGCCTGCAAAATGTCCTGAAAAGTCTCTGAAATATAAGTCACCACTAGGAGCATACCTAAAACCACAAGTAGGGTTTGTGTCCCTACGCAAGGGCGAGCATATTTTCTTATTAAAGACTATTGGAACACCTAAGTAGTGTTCTAATATTTGCTCTTGCGTTAGGTTTTTAAGAATGTACTCTTTAGTTAGAGGTTCTTGTAACTCATACATATACAATAAATAAAAAAGGAGAGAACCGAAGTCCTCTCCCTTATAAGATTAACAATTTACCAATCTGGCTCTCCTGCAGTAGAAGGAGCTTCTTTAGGCGTTTCTTCCCAGCTAGTAGTCATAGAGCCTTCATCCGTTGGAGTCATGCGTTCTATGCGCTCCCACTTAGAATCAATAGCAAGTTTGTTAGGCTCTTCCATAGTCTGAATGAAAGGCTTAATAGCACGCATTGGGAAAGTTAAATAGTCTTTTTTGTTTAAGATAACCTTGATGCGAACCAAACGGTCAACATGATTAGTACCTAAAGCTGTAACCAACGCGTTAGAGAAGGTTGCAAAACTATCTGTCTTACCTACAGACTTGATAAGAACCTCACGAGGTACAAATACAGTAAGTATGTGGAATATGCGCTCTGATTGAGCTACATATCTGCTTTTAAGATGCTCTTCAGGATCTTTACCCCATTGACGTGCGTTATTACGCTCACGATCGTCGTCAATTGACCATTCTACATGGCTAAATTTAGCCCCTGTAAGGGTCTCGAAGTTAAATCTTAGAACCATATCGCCAGAACCATCTGACTTTGCAGGTTCGTACACTGCATTTACTAGTTTAACATTTTCATTAATACCAGGTGCCATAACATTGGCTCCTGAACTTTGGCTAGTACTTTCGTCAAAACCGTAACTCATTAGTTTTCTCTTTTTTACCCTTTTTGTAAAGGTAGTTAATCAATATAAATATTTTCCCATTCAAAATCTACTACATTACCGCGTAGATGCTCACAACGTGAACCTGCTTCTATTTCTGAAGAGGCTTCAAAAGTAACTTTTAAATTACTTTCTTCATCACGATAGACAAAACCAATAGCATCGCTATCAGCCATAACCAGATTCTTAAGCTTACCTGACAAGTCTAGAGAAGAAGTATTTACTTCTACACTGTCAGAACCTATCAAAGTTTTCTTTCTATGACCGATTAGTACTACATGTTCAGATAAAGTCTTAAGCCTATTAATCAGCATAATAACTCTGTCTCTAACTTGAGCATAACCACCACCAAAAGGAATATCGCCAATTTGCTTGACTTTATTCTCTTGACATATTGTATGCTCTACCCAGAACACCATATTATCTAAGGTGTCTAGTGCAATAAAGTCATACTTATGATCGCTATCACGAATAGCTTTCATTGTAGACATAAGTTCTGGTAAGCTGTTTACTTGCACCTTCATTGCACTGACAAAGTCAGTACCTTGCTCTGTGTCAAGTATTAAACAGTTCTCCAGTTTAGAAAGAGTGGTTGTCTTTCCAACCTTGCTTTGACCGAACAGGGTCAATAGCTTGGGGTTTCGCCTAGCAGGTGCTATGCGAGATGTAGGTAACTCCATACACTTTTATTTAACTATTAAACTTTTACTCTGAATACCCGTATCCCATACTACGGGGTTTTTCATAATTCCACTCATCAAACCTACCATGCGCAAGATTATTACGTAAGAGTGTTAAGCCTTGCTCGCCTTTACGATTCTTAAGAATATGTAAAGCAACAAGACCTTCCGTAGGAATATCTTTCTTACCGTAATACTCAAGGTGGAGTAAGGAAGGTTGATGTATTACCATAACTACATCCACAGCATGATACATTTGCTTAGAGCCATGTATATCTGTTTTTGTAGGGTAATGTAAAGAAGGGTTAGTTGGGTCTAACCGCTTCTCGCTCTCGATTTTATCATTAAGCTGACCTAGTAGAATGTTCAGAGTATTAAACTCTTTACGTATCTCGATAAATAATTTACCTAGACCTGCAATAGTTTGTATCTCGTTCTCTCCTACCTCACTCTGCACAAGCAAAGTGTGGTCAACTGTAACAATAAGCTCTTCATCAGGAAACTTAGCTTTGAAATCTTTGATTGTTTGATACATCTTATACCTAGTAGTAGGTTGTTCTACATAGAAGACTGGTTGCTCTTTAAGAGTCTCAATCTTCTCCTGAAAGAACTCATACTGCTGAGGTGTAAGCTTTTCAAACGCACTCAATAACCCACCATACGATATGTTCGTCATTGCAGCAGCCCGTCTAAGTATCTCATCAGCAGCACTCATCTCGAAGCCGAAGTGTAAGATCTTAAAAGGTTTGTTGAATGTACCGTTAATGGTAGGATCTAAGAAATCTTGAATCAACATGTTCAGGAAAAAGGATTTACCATGACCAGAAGCACCTGCTAATAAATAAGTATTACCAAAACGCAATCCTCCCATCATAAGTCGATTAAAACCTGACCATCGCGTCTGCAATGCCATGTTCTGATTACTCATGCCGTCTTTTACAAGATTGCTGGCTTCTACTAATACTTTTTCTAAAGGCTTTATTACAACCCTAGTAAATGGCTTCTCCTGGTAATTCACGATCTCCTGCGTCTTTACGTTGATTCATTTCTTCTTCTATAGTTTCCCATTGTTTAGAGTCAAACCATTTGCGTATACCCATATTTACAAGCTTATTCTTGACTGCATACTTAAGACACTCCATAATCTCTTTGTGTCTATCTACACGCATTCCAATAACCTTGTTGTAATCGTCAAAGAACTGGTCTTTGTCAGTATTACGGGCTGCAAATCGTTTGCCTTCTATGTACAGCATTCTAGGATACGCATCCCAGAACTCTGTAGGCGCAATCTCTTCATCTTCATAGTACAGTCCTGATATAAACGTATCAGTAGTAATAAAAGAATCCAAGTAGTAGTCTTCCTGGTTGTTAAGGTTAATTACTAAATTTTTCTCTACAAGATCATCAATCTCATCCGGTATAAAGCCTTTGCCTTCCGTAACAAACTTGTACAAGGGCGCATAGTCCTTTTTGTGTACGATTGTCAGAAATAGCAACTGGTTAGCATTAATATCAAACCGCACTAAAAGATCAATAAACTTCTTCACATTGTCAATCATAGAACAGAAGTTGATTTGGTATATTATAGTAACATTGCTCAGCCTTTATATCTATGTATAGATCGTATAGGCATTCTTTTATCTCATTTTCACTATAATCCCTTTTTAACTTCTTTTTGATACTACTTACTCCCTGGGAAAAGATTGTATCGTCCTTTGCTAACAGAATCACCAGCTCCATCTGCAGGTATCTGTTTCTGTGCGAGGTTATCTTTAATTTCTTGGATGCTGTTGACATAAATTATATTCGTAGATTTCTTCTGACGAGCTTTTAGCCACCGTTCATCCTGGGTATCCTTAATATAAATATTAATAATAACCGCAGTCTTACCCTCCTGATAACGAATCGCACGACCTGTGCGCTGTAAGTCTTGTCTTGATGATGATGTGCCTGAGCTAATAATAGCTAAGTCAATACCATTTACATCAAAACCCTCGTCAAGAGCACGCGCTGTATGTATTACATGCACATCACTTGATTCGTTATTAAACAGTTCAAGATTGCGGGCTTTTATACCCTTTGGCATCTTAGAATGATAGTCCACAGAGTACTGCGGCATTCTTTGATGCAAGCCTTTAGCAAAATCTACACCTTCCGAAAAAGTAATAGCTTTCTTATCACTAAAGTCTTGTAGCAGTTCTAACACTGCTTCCATTTTGGACGAAGCAAAGTACAAAAACTTCTTACGCTTTTGCATATTGCGATTAAAATTAATTGCATACACAGCAAGTTCTGCAGGATCTCTCCCTGTAGTACGAGCGTAACTGTTTCTATAGTCTTGCTTAGATAGGCATGACATCGCCACGTTAAAGTCATGATTAAACTGAGAAAAGTTGTAATGGAAGTCCTTATTCATACTATCGTATGTCTTACGGTCCGCCTCATTCAGCTCTATTCCCAGGTTAAATACTTTAAAATTAGACACATAACCATTCTCAAGCGCTTCTACTATATCTATTGTATCTATAACAGGACAATATGTACGTATTAGCGCATCTCTGTTGTCGGATCTATCGATAGTCGCAGTAAGTCCTAAGATGAACTTGTACTTTGTCTTCTCGAAGATCTTAATAAACTCATTAGAACCGTAGTTGTGTATCTCGTCAAGAACAAGCAAGTCATAGCTTCTATCGCTTTTGATTGCAGTATTGACAACAAGTACATCTACGTTCTGTAAATTTAAGTTTAGGATCTGCTCTTCCCACTGAGACTTTAAGTATTGTGTGGGAACTACTACTATAGTAGTACGTTCAGGCTTACGTTCGTTCATGCGCTGTATGCACATAAGAGCTACGTAAGTCTTACCGAAGCCTGTAGTAGCTTGTAGCGTACCTCGTGCTTTGTTATTAAGCCACTTAGTAATAACCTGATTCTGCCTCTTAAGCTTCTTCGGATCTATCTTCATCATGTATAGCTTTAAATGACTGAGAAACAGCATCAAATCTGTATCTGTATACCACTTCCTTTCGAGGTACATAAGCTTTAGGCAGTTTTATCTCTTTCGGAGCACTTACCACAGCTTTAATATCCTTTTTAGGTATAGATTTAACTGCCTTGTTATTCATTTTAGACTCTATACCCTTTTTAGGTATATTCTCTCCTTGAAATAACCGGATGATTTCATGTACTCTGCGTATCTCATCTCTTATTCCCTCTAACCCCTTGACTTTCTTGCTAGTAAAAACAAAATTGATCAGTCCTTGTAAATAAGTAGACCAATACTCATGCTTTCCTTCCAGTGTTAGGTTTTTATATTCATTTATTTCTCCCATGATAATGATAAGTTAGTGTCGGACTTAAGCAATCCATTAGGTATTGTAGTTAAGGCTGCTTTCTCCATTAACTCTTTCATTTGTACGCGCCATTGATCTGCATAGCTTTGATGTACAATAGTATCGATCTGGTCATGCACAGTCATAACAATCTTCACTGGTAGTTTATGTGTAAGAATAAACTTACGCATGATAACCAGTGCTTCTTTAGTCATGTCTGCACCTGTACCTTGGATAGGAGTGTTCTTAGATGCACGTTCGATAGAGCCAAACTCTACCATATCACGCATATAAGGCTCCCACTTATCAAACCACCGTATACGACGATAGGGCGAGAAGGTTCTAATGAAACCATTGCCTGTACCGAATTGACCAAGCTTAGTCAGAAAGTTCTTAATCCGTGGAAATGCACTAAAGTATTTCTCGATCAGTTCTTCTGCTTCTTTTATGTCAATTTGTAGTGTGTCTGATAATTTATGGGCACTCATACCATAGGCAAGACCAAAGTTGATACTCTTTACTTGAGTACGTAGCTTGCCATGCTTAGGACAGCTGCACTTTGCTTTGTTATTAGCAAAATACTTACAGTCCTTCTGTGCTGCATCACGCCATATATCTCCAAAGACTAAGTCAGCACATACACTATGTAAGTCTTGACCTATCTCTAAAGCTTGCAACCATACTGGATCTTTAGATCCTGTAGCTATAATACACAGTTCTTGTGACGAGAAGTCACTCGAAGCAAACACATAACCCTCGTCTGCAATAAATGCATTGCGGTATTTGTTGTCTGCTGGTATCTGTTGCATGTTGGGATGACGAGATGATACACGACCTGTGTCTAGTATCTGATTGAAAGAGGTATGTACTTTGCCATCAGCTCCTAAAAACTTCTCTAAAAACATAGCACCATAAGCATTAAACAGCTTCTCCTTCTCTTTAAAAGTAATGTACTTACTGATAATAGGATGCTTAGTCTTGATAGTCTGCAGTAATTTACCGTTGACACTATCAAGAGATGAGTCTATCTTATTAAATAATGTAAGCACTTGCTTTGGTGATGAGAAAGAAAACCCCCGTTTAAGACTTATGATCCTGCTGTCTTCATCAGAGTCAAACAGTGAGAGGTTATAACTCTTAGGGATAAAGTCTGTAAACAAATCATACGATAGTATCATTTCATACAGCTCCTCTTCTAAGGCAGTGACCTCTTCACCGACTGACTCCGCAGTTTTTATCCACGTGTCTTTATCAACACCGATGCCATTGTATTCTATATCAGCAAAAGCAAGAGAAGCATAGTTCTCCAAGCGGACAACTCTCTCTAATCCGAGCTCATTAATGGTTCTGAGCTGAGAACTTTTGATATTAAGAAGGAGCTCAATGTCCTTCGCAGCATACTCTATTTGCGACATGGTTAGATGTTGGGTGTGTGTCATACCCACAAATGAATTCTGCTCTGATTTATTCAGAGTAATACCAAGGTGCCTCTCTGCCGTTGCTGATAAAGATTTACTAAAGTTCTTCTTACCGCAATGTATAACAGCTTCTGCAAGCATAGTGTCGTACACATTCTCTATCTGTATGTCTAATGCTTTACGTATGAATTTGTAGTCAAACTTAACATTATGAAATACCTTCTGAATGTTTGCGTCAAGAAGTAATGGAATCAATGGTGATATTGAAATCGTGGTACAGTC